AAAAATTGGATTTCCAAGATTGGCCGTCTCCTCTGTTTTAACTTTCTTCATTACATAATAAGACGCCATGGCCACACTCATTGCCAAAATGGCAGTTGAGTGACGCCGTGTGAACATTTCAATCTTGTTTGCTAGAAGAAACCATTGAAAAGCGTAATCTCGACTGATGTCATAAGTAGAATCTTTGAATTTTCTGATCCTATTGTAGACAAACTTGAAACTTCTCGATACAGCAACAGTATTGCGAATCAAACTGGCATTCGCATAGTAGAACTGGACCATTCGAAAAATTACAACGGAAACGCACCCAACAAACAGATACTCGAAAATCGTTGAGAAGCTCAAATTTCTCGACCCTTCATATGAATATCTTTCATCTGGTCCATAGATTTGTTGACACGAATCCGAGATTCGATACCATTTCCTCTCTCCATCATTAGTAACATAATGGCTCGTTATTGGGGCTCCACATTCGCATTTCAAATTTGGACTATGGAATTTATCCCATTCACGCTTCATCTTGTCTTCATGGTTCTTGTACCTTTCAACACAATAGCCTATGAATTCAGGAAGATTCATTGGCTTCTTGCGTTCGTCACGATAAAAAGTGAAGGTTTTTTGACTAGAAACTGGCATGGCTAAATAAAATTTGGTCATAGCATTTCTATCATGGTCATGGAGATGTTCAACATCTTTGTACTTAAGAACCTTTCCACTATCATCTTCAAAAGCAACTTCAACACTGACTCCCGATTGCAGACGTCTAATCAACTTCTCAGAATTTTGTTCTCCAACAAATGCTGTATAGTTTGAGCTAAACATAGCAATCTTCAAATCATTCAAAGCCTTACCTTTTTCTTCGACAGCGGCCGAACGAATCTCAAATGGCGCGGTATCCAATAGACGCTGCAAAACAATATCCAACGCTTCTCTATCTGACATAGCAAAATTTGCGTACTCAGCTGGCAAATCGTTGGCGATAAAGAAAAGTGCCCTACGTGATTTGTTAATCTCTCCAGGAAATTTCAAAAGGATATTGTAAAAAACAGTGTCTCCCACAAATTCCTTTACCCCCAAGACTTTTCGGAAAACATCAGCTAGAATATCTTGGCAAACGGTTTTACCAGTCCCAGGGGCTCCATTAATCCAAATAGGCATCGGTGGAAATCTTTTCCGAAAATTATCAACGCGATCACTCTCTCTTTTGATAAACTCCATGAGCTTATTAATCAAACCTGTAATTTCGCCAGTGTTAACTTTGAACTCACGCATTTTGATTAAATCCTCCGCCATCAAGATTCTCTGCGAAACTTCTTCCAATGTCAAGACATCAGCCCGTTCCATGAGTATACCACGGGACAAGCGAATAAACTCCACATCAGCTGGTAAACCAAACAGATCTTTCCAAGTTCCTCCTTCTGAACAGACTCGCATGAGAGATTGATACGTGGCAATTACGGCTCCCACAGCTATCTCCATAAACGTTGAAGCTCCTTCAAATTGATCCCAAGGGATCAAATTGGCAATAGCTTTCACAAAAGAAATATCTTGGACAAACGAAGAACATGCTACAAACACTCCTAAAGCAGAAATTCTTCTAAAGAAAGTTGACTTAGCTATATACGTCGGTAAAACCATATCAAGAACATTCATCACTGGGTCAGCCGTACCAAGCATTATAATGTGCCCATCATGAATCCAGTGCACAAGTACACCAGCATTTTTGATTTGCAACATCTTCAATAAATTTGATAAGTGGTTAGCTTTCATGCCAGCCGACAAAATCAAGCCAGTGACATCTTTATGATATAATTTGTTCACAACGTCTAAAGCATACGCAAATTCCTCGATTTCTGAAGCATTCGGAGAAGCTTTCTTCATGGTCTCAAAGATCACCTCTGGCAAAGAACCACGAATATTTCTTTCAAAATCTTCAATTCTTTGTGAGTATGTAGTTGGACTATCTAGTCTTCCTGGAAAAGGGAAAGGAACACATGTTCTGTTTGTATCAACGTATAAAATGGGAGTATCTACTCTTGTAAGGTATTCAACAAATCTGGGAACACACAAGTTCCAAAGCAAATGGAGAAGCACTGCTTTCTCAAATGTTAAGTGATTCGTTAAAATATGAAAACTCAACGGAAATAGACCAATTATGATGATTGATAGATTTCCTACGCGGACACCCGTTAATAAACGGAAACCATACTCAAGGAAACCAATAATGAATGCTCCATAATATGGAAACAGAACGTGCTTAAAGACTTCTTCCAACACGACATTTACTACTACAAACATAATAGAGGTGAAGTTGTAATTCTTATAATATTCCAGTGGTTCAAAAACAGAAGCCGCAGATGCAGCCACAATCATACCCGTTGGTTCAACAAAAGTGGGTTTCAGCATTTTGTGATAAAATTCGGGTAAAAATAGTCGTAAATTCCTGAAATCGACCTCATTATGTATTTCAAAAATCTCAATTCCTTCAACATAATCGTACGGTGGCATATGGCTCAACTTGAGTAAGTGCATAATCACACGCACGACATAATCAAAGCCAGTCCAGCAGCAAGGTAGAACAGGAGATACAACATAACCACATCCCGGATCAGTAACAACATTGAAAAAAGTTTTCAACTGCCACTCGTAAAAATCTGCATGGACGAAATAGTGTGCACTTTGCTCAAAGTCCAAACCATCGGGTTTCACCAAAACACGAGTGCCATTCATGAAGTCAAAGTTTACAGGAGTTTCGTGATGAAGAAAAACTCGACTCTCCAAGCCCGGATGGGCTAAGAAAAAACAAACTTCTTCATACAAATCGGCGTCATAGAGAATAAATGATTCTCCGTCTACAACGATCTTATGGCTTGGGTTCATTTTGAAACCAATAACTCTCTTGACATACTCGTGAGCTGTATATGCACACACCGGTTCAATATAATATTGAACATCAGCGTGGACTATAATATTACCAAAACTGATTTTTTGCCAACAATAAAAATTCTGCATTCTTTCAAAATGCTGAAATTCCGTCGCCAACATTTCAACAGTAGTCCAACTCAAAGCTACACGTTTTTTACCATCTGGAACAACAACAAGTCTACGTTCAAATAGACGAGCCATAGGACCAGCAAAAGTAATTAGGAACAAGCTAATTAAGCTCAAGGAAGCAGCTACCAAATTCGCAACGGAATGTATTCCTAGTGATAAACTCGAAGAACCAGCTTTGAAACTGGAAGGCGCTGATAAGAAATTTCTCCAAACATATCGATGCTCTTCAAACATAGCTTTAGTCAAAACTCCTTCAGCAAACAAAATCTTTCTATCTTTATGACGTTTCACATCACGCAAGAAAGTAGCAAACTCATGTCTTGAACAAAAAATAGGAAAGTTGTATTCACAATCTAAGAACCAAGTTTTCCCATAAAGACGAACTCGTTCGGATCCAATACCATTAAATAAATTATTCAATGATCTAGCATTGAACAACTTATTATTTTCAACAGACCTTATCTCTGAATGTAACAGTAGAGTAAACATTCGCGGATTATCAAAATCTGGCAGATGCTTAGAAGCATCAGACTTTTTGGTGGACTTCACCATCACATTTTTACTAACAAGTGCAGCTGCCACTGGCAACTTGTTAGATGGAAGGGCGTTACCCTCCTCTTTCACGACCCAGGCGCTATCCTGGGTTTCATCAGAGAACGTACGTTGATTATCCATTGTAGTTTCATCTGTGGGTCCCAAACTTTTGGCGGGGAGGCCACACACTGTGGGAAATTCACCTGCACAATCAAGGGGCGCAGAAGGTTTATCCACTGTGAGAGTATTTAACCCAGATCCCAATCGGCAAGGCTAGATACCTACTCCGATATTTCCATGATACCTTGTGACGCAATTCAATTAAGCTTTGTCACAGCTTTCCAAAGCAAATGCGCAAATAAATACATACAATATAGAGAATGAAAGAGTATACAATCAACATAAATTACAAATAAAAAGTCACAAAACAATATTTTTGTTCATGGACATGGCAGTGTCTATGATCATATTTAACTAAGATTTTAAGAAAATCAGTAAACTACGACACGACACAAAGGTCTTTTGATGGAGGCAAAAGAAAGCGCATACGTTTCAAAAAACGTGGAAAAACGACAGTGAAATAAATCAAAGCCGGGAAAAGGTAGGAGAAGATTCGACTATCAAATAACGTAGTTAAGTTAACCGAGTCGAATACTCACATAGCAATACATAAGGTTACCTATATATTGGTCACACACAGTGACAAAAATGAATGTTTCGATAAACAAACAAAAGGTAGTATGAGATGTCATACTAACATATGCACGCAAAAGTACAATACTTATGCTAACATCATAGAAAATACAAGCACGTGAAATTGCAATAACTTCACTAACAGGTACAAGCTTGGTACAACCTAGTACACAAACAAAACGCGGGACGTAATC